ACCGGGCAACCCTCTTTGGATCTTGCCTGCTGGTGGGCCAAAGTCTCAGCGTCCGCATTATCGCAGAAATCGGTTTTTCGGGCAAGGCTCGTCATTGCAGGCGGAACCTTTCAAGGATGGCATAGGGATTGTACAGGGAAAGCGGATCGACGCGCTCCCCGTAAAGATCCGCTACACGGTTCGACGGCTGATAGCCACGCGCGAAATCGCTTTCCTCCGCGCCACCCGGCATCGGGCGGAAACGGGATTGCGTGGGAGTTGTGCCTTGGCCACCGTACCCGCCCATGATCTTGGCAACATAGTTCTGCGTTTCTTCAAACGGTGGAATGCCGCCGTATTTGCGCACGTTGCCGGGGCCAGCGTTATAGGCAGCCAGAGCCAAGTTGGTATCTCCGAACTCGTCAAGCTGCTGACGAAGATACCGCGCACCGCCCCGCAAATTGTCCTCGTCATCGTACGGATCAACGCCGAGATCGGCAGCCGTTCCCGGCATCAACTGGGCAAAGCCAATCGCGCCGGCAGAGGATCTGGCGTCTTGGTTGAAGCTGCTTTCAGCCTCGACCAGTCGCGTAAACAGATCGGGGTCAACGCCCTCTTCGATGGCAATCATGCGGGCCATTTCGCGGTAATCCATCAGTCGTCTCCTTCATGCGCCTGGCATGCGCGCAGGGCTGAACAGACGAAATCGAACTTCTTGCAATAGCCGCGACCGCCGCCAGAGGCGTCATAGTCCGTCACCGGGATGCTTTCCATCATGGCTTGCATCATCGGGTCAACGCAGAAGTATTCGCAGTTCAGGCACATGCGACGGCGGGCTTCCTTCTCGTTCATGTCCCAGGCTTTGGCCAGCCCAGCCCAGAACGGCTTGTTCGCCTTCGGGTCAAGCGACGGGTTGGCTGGGCCAAACTGCCAGCTATCAATCGCCACCTGCTTGTTCTTCTTGTTTTCGGCTGCGCTGGAGATCTTCATCTTCGGCAGACCAAACTCCATCATCATCTCGTCCATTACGATACCTCCCGGCCTGAGCAGCGAATGTTGATTGAGGTGCCAGTGCTGGCAATCGTGGAAATAAAGCCGCCGGGCGCAAGCGCCTGACCGACCAATTCGGGGAAGGTGTAGGTTTCTGACGCCTGAAGCGTTTTCGTCTTCACGATCAGGTTGTCATTGCCAGCAGATCCGCCAGAGGTCACAAGGTTAACGCTGATCGTGCGTGCCACCGTGTCATAGTTCGTGGCGGTGAATTTATCGATGATCGCCGTGACACCGCTTGCGGTATATTGGGTGGTCTGACCAACCTCGGCGATCTTAGCCGGGATCAGAACCTTCGTGACAACAGCCATGTTTAAACCTCCAGAGAGCTGACGTTATCTGTCACCGTCAAAATAACTGACGGCACAGAAGGATGGATTGCCGAGGCAACTTCGGCCAACAGAATGACAGACGTGTCGTCCACTTCCCACATCAATTCGATGTAGTCCCCAGCGTTCAACTGGATAACGTAGTTCCACGCAGCGATGATTTCTGCGTTGTTGCCTTGGATGCGGATTTGCCCAGAACTGTCTGGGATGTTGACACCGTTTTTGCGCAGCCAGATCCACACCAGCCCAACCCCGCCAGATGTCTTGTCCAACTGCGCAGAGAATTGCAGGTTGTAGACGTTGGGACGGTCAACATAAACGCGCGACGTTGGCGTGCCGCGGTAGACGCCTTGCGACAAGTCTGTGGTGTTAAACGTTATCGCATAGGCAGTATTGATCGCAGCCGCTGTCTGAATTGTTGTGTCGTAAAAAGACCCATAACGCGGCGTTCTAAACTCTTTGGGCGGCGGCATTTGCTGCAATGCAGAAATCTGCTGTTGCAAATTGTCGATCTGCTCTTGAGACGCAGGTGCAGGCGCAAGGGCCACTGGATCGGCCAATGCTTTTGCCGTTTCAGCCTCAGACAGCGCCACTTCTGCTTTATTGTCAGCCGCGCCGGTGGCTTGGATGTTGTCAAGGATCAACTGGTTGAGGACCACAATATCGGCGGGCGTCAACTGCCCAGCCACCTTGAACAGCCGCTCGATGGCGCGGATGGCGTCAGGGTCATTGCCGACAAAGGCGGCGATCTGGTTTCGATTAAGCGGTGTGGGATCTGCCATCAGAATGCCAGCGGTTCTACCCGCGCCTCCAGACGTGCCATCGCAAGTTGCGCCTCGCTGGTGCCACGGAACTTCTGCAAGCGCCAATTGCGCATGTGGCCCTGCTGAAGCCAGACCACCCGCTTGTTATACTCGCCCAGCTTGCCCACGCGCGCAGGCTTCTCAACGCTGTATGTCAGGCCATCGACCGAATAGGATGTCCACACGGTCGGATCGGCACCGGGCTGCACGCGGCCCGTCAGCGAGACCAATTCCATGTCATGGAAAATCGCCCCACGGCTCTCGTTGTAGACGATGGTCGTGCCGAACTCCCAGCCGATTGTCTCGCCCCAGTGGCTGGCGATATTCTTGTCCAGATAGCCCACGTCAGTGTCAGCAGGTTTGCAGACGTTCCACCGATCATAGGCCCAGACCGCATCGCAGACAGCCCATCGACCGAGGCCAACCAGCGAGGTGCGCAGGAAGAACCAGACAGGCTGCCCGACAGCCTGCGATCCTGCGGCATCGAACACAATGGTCTGGTCTGGCAGGTGGATGTCGAGAAACTGGTGGCCCCCCTCGGTGCGCTCCTGCATGAACGAGGTGGAAAGCTGGGCTTCGGTATAGCCCGCAAGGATTTCCTCAATCTCGCGCGTGGCGATCTTTTGCACAGTGCCGTTGGCACCGATATAGACCGAAATGTTTTCATTGGTGCCACTGCCCATGAAGGCAATGTTTTCGCCAAAGACGCAGCAGGTGTGCGTGCCTAGAGTGCCCTTTTGCATTTGCGCGCCGGGGATGCGCTGGAACGGAAAGCCAGCCGTGCCGATGTTGTCAAACACCTCGATGGTGTGGCGGTTCAGCGCGTAGATCTCGTTGCGCAGTTTTAGCAGAGCCTTCACCGGGTCAGGGTCGGCTTCCGAAGATCCATACTTCAGCGGATCTACGGCGAAGGGGTTGTTCAATTCGGTGATGACGAGAAACTCGCCGTCGGTCGTCATGAAGTAACCATCGACCCAAACCACGGTCAGAGCCGTGCCGAGATCTGGATCAGTCACCTGTGCCAGCGTCGTGCCATCATAGAGATACAGGCGCCCGCCAGAAGTCACGGCCAGATAATCGAAGCTGTAGGTGAACGTCACGCGGCCACCGCTGCCCACGTCCCCGATCACCGTGACGGTGCCGTTCTGCGCAACAGTCACCAGCTTTGTCCCCATCACGCGGTACAGCACGCCGTTCCAGTTGATGCCGCCCCGGTTGAACCCAGGCCCGTCACCAGTCTTCACAATGCCATCACCGGGGCGCAGATAGCCCTCCGAGATGCCCGTGGCTTTCGGCACAGGCACAAGGTTGACAGGATAACTCGTCCGAAAGTCGGGCGAGCCATCCGTATAGATCCCGTTGATGATGCCGATCTGCATTAGCCGACCCGATACCAGGCGTTGGTGGCGGCATCGAACCGCATGGTGAAGAAGGCGTTGGCAGCGGCCAAAGTGGTCGGAGCGCCGGTGACTGTTTTGCCTGCGCCCGAGACGGTCAGCGAGGAAACGATCTGCGTGCAGTTGACGCTCACCTCTTGCTTGTCGGTCGGCGCCGATGGCAGCACGATGGTGCCAGCCGCAAAGGTCGCCGTGGGCGTCAGCAACAGCCAAGTGTCGCCGGCAGCTACAGTCACCGAGAAGCCAGTGGCGCTGGGTGCCGCGTATTGCGTCGTCAGCGATCCCGGCAGCGTCAGGTTGGCCTGCATGAACGACAGCAGCAGGCTCATTGATGCCTTGCGCGTGTCGCCGTTATTCGTGGACCAGACGGCGAGGAGATCGCCAAGCTGGATCGTGTCGAGCGAAGAAAGCTGATTGATGTTGGTCATCGCGTCATTCCCATGTCAATGCGCTGTCCGGGCCAACCGTCAGCGGGTCAATCGGTTGACGCAGGAACGCGTCGTTGTAATAGCGCCAGCCCTTGTTGCCCTGGCCGCTCGGGATCGTCATATTTCCAAGCTGCATTTCGGTCGGGAAGGTCGATCTGGAAAGCAGCGCCTTGTACGACATTTGAGCGTTGGCCTTCGTGTCTGGTGAAACTGTTTTACCATAACCCGGCGCGATGCGCACCGCCAGATTGAGGTGCATGGCTTCAAGCGCGTCATCGGGAACGCCGATCACTTGGTCCAGATCGCTGGCAGCGTTGGAAGACGGCAGTGGATAGCGCAGGCGGATGCCCTTGCCGTTCCATGTTGCCATCATCGCGTCAAGGCGCTGCAACGCGCCCTCAAGCTGCTGCGGGGCCAAGTCAAAGACATAGCCAGCGAGGCCGATCTCTTCGAATGCCCGGTTCACGATGTCGCGCTTGGTGTATGCCATCACAGAGCCTCAGATTTGCGCGTGTGGCCACGCTTTGGTTTAGCCTTGGCCTCGGGTTCAGGATCTTGCGCAGCACCGCTGGCGGCTGCGATAGCCTCGCGCACGGTGAAGTGCCAGCCAGCCTTGATGGTGGCTTCAATCTCGTCATCTTCCACGATGCACAGATCAAACGTCTCGGTCGCGCTCCGCTTGAACGCGCCGGGAGATTTGTAAAGCATGGTCGTCATTTTTTGCCCTTCTTGGCTGTCTTGGCCGATGCCTTGAATGCGGCGGCGCTCGGCGCGCCCTTGGTGCCAGGCTTGCGCATCTTCTCGCCAGATCCGGCTTTGATACGCTCACGCTTTTTCTGAATGTTGGAGTAGAGACCACCCGGCATTATTTCTTCCCCTTCGGTGCTTTGCCGGGCTTGCCGGCTTTCATGGCGGCGGTGCGTGCGGTGTTCAATGCGATGGCGATGGCCTGCTTGCGCGGGCGGCCCGACTTTTCTTCCATCTTGATATTCTCACCGATGGACTTGCGGCTGTAACCTTTTTTCAACGGCATGGCATTAAACCCCTTGGATGGTTGAAGGGGGCGAGTTTCCCCGCCCCCAAAGATCACAATCAGGGAACCTGATTGAAGAGCAAGATACCCGACATTTCGGGCTGCTTGTTCACAACACCGAAGAACGTGTCCATACGATATTTCGTGATGGCGGTGTTGATGTCGTAGAACTTCTGCATCACCAGTTCGATGCCCTGATCGGTGGTGCCACGCATCACGTCAACGCCAGCGTTGGTCGGGATTGCGTAACGGCCCGGCAGGATTTCCAGAGCGTCTTTCTGCCAGAACACGTTAATGTCGGCAGCGTCCACGTTCAGGATGGTGACGGTCGAACCGTTGGCCGGGGTGGCCGAGACGTTCTTGTACTGCAGTTCAGCATCGGTGCCGCCCTGAGCCGAGATGATCGGCGGGGAGATGACAACGGTGTTGTTGCCTGCAGTGCCGCCACCCGAGGTGATCGAGATGATGCGGAACGTCTTGGCCTGGCCAGTGTCGCCCTTGGTGATGTGATGCAACGCGTTGACCGAGGCCAGCTTGAAGCAGTCACCAACGCGCACAACAGCGCCAGCAGCCAACGTGATGTTGAGCGACTGATAACGGTTGTCCACGTTGTTGGTTTCACCCGTGCCGGCGGTCGATGTCGCACGCGGGGTGTAGTACTGGTTCGCACCGTTGATGGTGATGTCACCGACCGGGGTGGTGTTGCCCACGATGCGGTTGGCATAGTCCATCTTGTAGGTCTGGAAGCCAGCGACTTCACCGACGAACGAACGCTCATAGGCGGTGGTCGGCTTGCCCGTCATGGTCTGACGGCCAGCGAGATCCGACGCCATGCCGTTATACGAGCGCGAAGACAGCGCCAGATAACGGTCGAACATCTGCACGCCCTGCTCGTTGAACACGGCATCGCATTCAGCCACGTCCGAATAGCCGCCGGCAGAGCCGGAACGGGTCACGACCATCGTGGACTGAGCAGCAGCCACGTTCATGATGGCGACGTTGATGTCCGAAGCAAGTTTCTGCTTTGCGGAGTCACCAAGGCGGCCTTCCTGCAGTTGGTCACGCAGTTCCAGAGCGTCCAGAGCAAACGGCACGGTCTTGTTGAAGCCGAGAGTTGCCGGGACAGCAAGCTGCGTGAAGTCAACGAACTGCGACGAGATGTCGGTGCGCGGTGCGCCGTTGATCGAGGTCGCAATGTAGGGCTGCGGACGCCAGATCACGTCGTTGGTGCGTTCCATCATCGAGCCGTCGGTGTTGTACACCGACACGTTGCGCGACATAACAAGAGCGTCGTTGAAGCCTTCGAGGATGTTCTCGAACGCTACGCGCTCTTCCTTACTAAACGAGTTCGCCATTTTAGCGGTCCTTCATGTGGGGGTTTAGCCCTTGGCCTTCTGCTTCTTATACTGGAAAACCTTGGAATAGTCGCCAGTCTTTTCTGCTTCAGACCGCAGGCGGTCGAGGGTGCTGTCAACCGCGCCAGACGGGCGGGCGGTGCCGCTGATCTTGCGCTCGGGTGACGATTGAGCCTTACGGTTCGAGATCTTCAACTGCGTCTCCAATTTCGCAACCGCGAAGGCGAACTTCACGGGATCGGTGATGGAAGCGATTTCCTTCGCTTTTTTCGGGTTCTTGCCCAGAGCATAAACGACAAGAGCCGGGTTTTCGGCACCTTGCACAATCATCCCCTGCTGCATGACGCTGAGGGTGTCTTGGACGACATCCTCGGCAAACTCAAAGTCACGCACCTTCAGGCTGGCCTTCGCCCCCTGATAGCCTTCCAGCTTGCGCTCCCATTCTTTCTGAACAGCTTGGTGTTCAGACTTTATGGCAGCCTCACGCTCGTCGTGCTGGCGCTTCTTATCGTACCATGCGGTCAGTTCCCGCTCGTATCGGTCGGTGTCGTAATCGGCTTTCTCAAGCGTTGGCTTCGGTCCAAGGGGCGCGACCCCAGGTGTGTTCCGCTGTTCGACCTGCGCTAAACGCTGTTCAAGCTCCTTGGCTCGACGTTTCTCCTCACGATACTGCTTGCGAAGGTCACGAACCCAATCGGGCGCGCGGGCCTCCTCATCTTCTTCCGGGGCTGGCGCTTCCCCGCCAATCGAAATGACAACCTCTCCATCTTCGGCATCATCGCCTTCGCCTTCAGCCTCGTCTGCCATCTCGGCATCTTCGGCCTCTAGTTCAGTTTCTTCAGCCTCGACTTCAAAGTCCTCTTCGATCTGTTCTGCCAATTCAGTCATGCGATCCTCGCGATTTTCTCACCCATTACATTGTGCGGCTGGGCGGTTGCCGCATTCCGGTGGCGACGGTCTCTTGCAGAGCCTTCGCCGTTTCCACGACGTTGGTGCGCTCCTTTTGCTGAATGCCAGCAAGCACCTCAACGGTCTTGGCGCGGGTCTCTTCCGCACGCGCCAAGGTGTATTCTGTATTGGCCTGAGCCTGACCAGCCTTGGCCTGCGCTTCCATCGCGGCGGCCTGTAGGTAAAGCGCCTGCGGATCGGGCTGCTGCGCGGCCTGCATTTCGGCCAACAGCTTCTCGCCTTCCTGCTCGGTCGGCTGGATGACGCCCATCTTAATCAACTTGTCGCGGAAGTAAGCGCGCACCTCGCCAATGCCCTCGCCGTCCATGTTCATCATGGCCATAGATGTCAGCACCTGCTGCGTCTCAGGATCTGGCGCGATCTGGATCATGCCCAACAGCGCGCGAACCGTGGCGCTGCGCTTGGTGGCCGAGGCCGGGCCGACATCAACAGCCACGTCGAACTTTGCGTTGGACAGGTCGTTTTCGTATTCGACTTCGCCGGTCTTGGGGTTGAGCATCGGCTTGCCGATCTCAATGCTGGACAACTCGCCGCCAAGGCCCACCGACTTCATCTTGCGGCCAGGCTCAACCACGATGTCACGCGCCATCGACAGCCAGACCTCACCGCAACGCTTCACGGCTTTGGCCATGTTCGACATATAGATGTAGGTCTGCATATCCAGGCGCTGCTGGATCAGTTCAACGGCCTTGCCGCTGACGTTGGAAACTATTTCCTCGGCAGCGTCGGGCTTGCCCAGCAGGTCGCTCATGTCCTGCTCGGTGATCTGCAGCAGGCCAGCCAATGCTGGCGGGATTTGCGGCGGCTTGGTGTAGCCGACCGGGCCAGCAAGCGTCTCACCGCCGTTGGCATCGGTCACGGTGTTCAGAAGCAGGTATGGATAATTTCTGAGGTTGTCCTCGGACCACATCATCTCGTGGCCGGCCACCTGCTCGGGCGTGAAGATCGGTTTCTCAACGGTCGAAAGCGCGCTGATCTCGCCCAGCTTGGAAAGCTGCATGTTCTTCAGCCGCTGGGCGTCCTTAGCCAAACGCACATGACCCATGCACCGCTCGACGTTGTCCACGAACCAACGCT